ATGGGTTACGGGGCGTGACCCCATTGTGAAGAAACGGTGGGGTCGCCCAAGAGTGGTGCTGTCAGCCGAATCTACGATCACTTTGCCGATTCTGATTTACAAGGATTTCGATAAATCGGAACAGTCGAACGCTTTTGAACTATCGGTGACTGGAAAGGTATCCCAATCTCGTTGGGGTACAGCCAAATGGGATGATGCTGATCCCGAATCGGCGTATGTCGCTGAATGGGACGCGATTTCTTCCAGTTTGACCGCGAATGTACAGAATCTGCCCACACTTGGGACAGGAAGAAGTATTAGTATGAAGGTCAGCGGACCTTCAACGAATAACCACTGGGAAGTGAACGCTTTGGCATTCACTTACACACCAAGGAGACTTAGATAAATGGCAACTCTTGCTGTTACGAATACGTTCTCCGCTGGAACGACCATCGTCGCAGCGGACATGAACACCAACTTTGATGATGTCGAAGCGTTCATCAACTCCACACCCGGTGTTGTTCAGAACAGCATTGTTGACGTACTGGGTGATTTGATTGTTGCTACGGCTGCTGACGCAGTTGGCCGATTGGCGGCAGGGACCAACGATCATGTTTTGACGGCAGATAGCACCGTGTCTGCTCATGGGTTGAAGTGGGCTGTTCCTACCGATACCACCAAGATGCCTCTTGCGGGAGGAACATTTACTGGGGCGGTCGCTGCTGGAACTGATGGTGTCGGGGTGGATGTAACATTTCACTCTACGACCGCAGGCGACAACATGCTGTGGGATGCGTCGGAAGAGAAACTGGTTATCACCGGCACTAACGGGGCGAATGCCCTAGAGGTTGCCGACGGTGATGTTTCGATTACCGACAATCTGACGGTGACCGGCAATCTGACGGTTACCGGCACCACCACCAACCATCTGAATGTCGCAACTGATTCTGGCGCTGCTATCGCCCCCGCTCTCGGGGACGAGAACAAGTATGTTCTCTCAACGCACGCTACGGCGGTGGTCACGTTGCCGCAGAACTCTGCTCAGGCATTCGCCGTCGGTGCAACTATTTACTATGAGCGCAATGGAACGGGTACGCTCACATTCGCTGCTGGCACCGGGGCGACCGTAACATCGAAAGACAGCACCTTGACTTGTGGAGATAGGTACACGGCTGTATGCGCCTTGAAGATTGGCACTAATGCGTGGTCCCTGATTGGGAACATCGGTTAGTTAGATGTCCATGTTTCTTTCCGTGGTCGCCGGTCAAGGCGGCGTCAAGGTTCCCGGCGCTCCGGGCACCCTGTCGCTGTCTGCTGGCTCCGACCCCTTCGACGCAATCGACCTGTCATGGTCAGCGCCGTCCGATACGGGCGGTGGGACGATCTCTGGCTACCGGATCAAGATGGACGGCTCGACCATCGTGGCCGACACAGGGTCTACCGGTACCACCTACACCAAGACCGGTCTGGCCGTTGGCACCTCGTACAACTTCAACGTGGCAGCGATCAACGAGAAGGGCACGGGCGCCGATGGCAACACGCCGTCACTGTCAACGTCCTCCAACATGAGCATCACGGTGACCGGTTCTCCGACCGAGACCGTCTACGCCGGGTACAAGTCCTTCAAGTTCACCGGCTCGGGAGCCTTTGAGATCACCGCCAACCCGAACAGCGCCACGTTCGATGTTCTGTACGTCGGCGCTGGCGGTGGCAACGGTGGCAGCGCCATCGGTTATTACCCGTTTGGAGATGGAGGTAGTGGTGCCGGAGGGGTCAAGACTCTCACCGGCCAGACAGGAACGGTCAAGTCGTACACCTGCACCATCGCCGCCGGGGCCATCGGGGGCGGTAGTCCCGCCGACGGTGACACCACGACATTCGACGGCAACGATGCCGGTGGAGGCAGAGGCGCCACAGCAGCCGGTAGTGGATCCAGCGCCGATGCCACGCAAGGCAGCGCCGCCGGGGGATCGGCCTACTGCCTCCCCGGCTATTTCTGTCTAACCCAGTCCGGTGGGAGCAAGACCGCCGGAAGTGACGGCAACGGCGGTGGTGCCGGTTACAACAACGGCAGCACCTTTACTGGTGGCGGTGGCGGCGGAGGTGCCGGTGCCGGGGGCGGCAGTTCCTCCGCCTACACCGGCGGCAGCGGCGGTGCCGGAACGGCCAATACCTACTTCGACGGCACGACCGACTATTACGGCGGCGGTGGTGGCGGTGGTGCCGCATACAACAGCGGCACCACACCGGGCACCGGGGCCGGTGGCTCCGGCGGCGGCGGTGACGGCGGCGTCTGGAAGACCGGCGGGGCGATCAGTACGAGCGAAAACGGAGCGGCAAATACCGGCGGCGGCTCCGGTGGGGCAATGACCAATGAGTCGAGTGCTGGTACCGGCGGCTCCGGCGTCATCATCGTCCGAATCCCTTGGGGGACCTAGACCATGGCTCACTTTGCTGAAATAGACACCGGTACCAACACGGTCCTGAGGGTTCTCGTCGTCCACAACGACTACGAACACCGGGGCCAAGAGTTCCTAGCCGACGACCTTGGCCTTGGCGGGACATGGATTCAGACCTCCTACAACACCCACGGCGGAGTCCACTACGGCCCAAACAGCCACACCCCTGACGGGGGCGTCGCCCTTCGGGGCAACCACGCCGGATCAGGCGGCGTCTACGATCCCGTCTTGGACGCCTTCTACTGTCAGCCTCCCTACCCCTCATGGGTGCTGAACGAGACCACGTTCACTTGGGAAGCCCCGACCCCTTATCCCGGTGATCTGACAGCCCCTATCAGCGCTCCCGTCTACGAGTGGGACGAGGACACGACCTCATGGGTTGAGGTGGGCGAGTGACCGACCCGTCCGATATCCGCCAAGTCAGAATCCCCACCGTCGCCGTCGGACTAATGCTGTCCGTGGCCGTAATAGTCGGCACAGTCACATGGTCCTCAGCACGCCTCGTGGCACGCATCGACCATCTGGAAGCAACAGTTTCGTCTATTGAGCAGACGATGGACATGAATGCGTATGCGCGTTCTACCGATTTGGAAGACTTGCAGATCACAGTCAACTATTTGAGTGTGGCATTGGATGATTTGGGCGACATGATTGATGATGATTGGCGGGTAGAGGACTGATGCCGGTCATATACAAGCCGACGCACAAGTTTTTGGGACAGAATGCGCGTTCTATTGAATACGAACTTCGTAAGATTCAAGAAAAACTGGACGATTTAGAGATCCGCGTAACGGCGTTGGAGCCGTAGGAGCAAATATGGGTATCAGAAGGGCTGCATCAGAATATGGTTCAAGCGTCGGGGACGAGCAGTTGGTCGTGGCGGCTACGGCAGTTTCTTTGGCTTCGGTTCCTGCTACGGCGATAGCAGCGATGGTTACCAATGGGGCTGAACCTATTCGGATTCGTTGGGGAACGCCTACAGCCAGCGTGGGGCATTACATCAATCCGTATAGTGTTTTGGATTTGTTTCAGGACGATTTGACGGACATAAAGTTTATTCGTGTCTCGTCCAGTAGCACTATTGATGTCACGTACTTCGGTTAGGAGTCACCATGCCTACGAGGATCACTCAGCGTATAGATCAGGTTCCTACCGGGGATATAACTGCTGTGACGACGCCTTCAAACGGCGGTTTGTCCGGGGGTGGAACGAGTGGCGCTATTGCCCTTACTGTGGACGCGAGCAATCTGACAGCGCTTGGGGCAACGGTGGCGACTACCGACTATCTAATTATGTACGATACCGATGCGTCAGCGACCAAGAAAGTTTTGGTTTCTAATACCTTGGCCGTGTGGGGGTAAGCGGTGGCGTATTCGGGTTATGCGGAACGCTCAGGGTCGATGGGTCGCCGTACCCAAGAGTACGGTTACGGCATGGACGACATTCAGCGTGCTTCTGACCGTTTGGGTCGGGATCAGTCGATGAAGACGTTTCGCGCTAACCAGCAGATCAAGAAGACGGCACGGGCGTTGCCGGGTGCTTTCAATAGGCGAGGCATGTTGGATTCGGGTCAGTTTCGTCGGGGTAGGGAGATTGCTGCCGGTGAGGCTGAGTTGAGTCGGTCTGGGGTTGCGTCTTCTGCGGAGGCGGCACGCCGCCAGTTGGATAAGCAGCGCAATTTGTTGGAAGAGAATCTTTATGGCGGTCTGATTGACGATCAGATCGCTAATGCGATGCGTAGGTTTGCGGTGTCGCAGACGTTGCAGGGTTTGGTGCCGTAATGCCACACAGGCCGAACAATCAGGGTCACAGTACGGGTGCGGTTGATACCAAGTTTTTGCAATCGGCTGCAAGTAGAAAACTGAATGATGCGGTTGCTAAAACTGCACGGGATAGTTACAACCCCGCAGATTTTACGGCAGCGATTGCTGGTACTACAGCGCCAGCCGCAACAGTTACTCATAGGCCGGGTCAAAGGCCGGGCCAGCCTGTGTCCGCTCCGAACATGCAGGATATTGTTAGGAATGCGATAGCGAAAGGTGCTACGGCTGCTGGATACCAGCAGCGTCCGGGTCAGCCGATGGGTGGCGATTATCGGGATAGTTACAATCCAGCAGATTTTTCGGCAGCGATTACAAAGACGGGGGCTGATACTGCCGCCCAGTTGGCTGCTTTCTTGAAGACCCTTGGTCCTGCTACAACTACTCCTGCTGGGGACGCTCCCGCTGCCATTGTCCCTGATGGCACCATCCCCCCCGCTGTTATTGATCCTGCT